AAAGAATGAGAATATCGTCGATTCCGAAGCTACCCTGGCGCATAGGAATGCAGTGGCAGGCATACAGAGTGGACTGACATCATCATCGATGCCGTGGTTCAGGTTGACCCTTCAGGATCGTGATCTCGCGAAATATACGCCTGTCCGATGGTGGCTGGAAGAGGTTAAGAACAGAATCATGCGGGTTATGCAGAAGTCTAATTTTTACCAGTCGACATATGGAATGTACGAGCAGTTGATCGCGTTTGGCACTGCATCCATGATGATCCTGACCGACCATGAAACGATCATCAGGTGCTATCCATTCGAGGCGGGTGAGTACTACCTGGGCCAGGATGATACCAACCGCATTGACTCAATCTATCGCTGTTACAACTCCACCGCATACAACATCGTCAAGAAGTTCGGGGTTAAAAATGTTTCAAAAACAGTTCGAGAAGCATTTGAAAAAGATCGAGGCGACTCGTGGTTTAAGGTCGTTCACGCCATCGAACCCAACAATCTCAGGGAGCCGGGCAAGATCGACAACCTCAATATGCCCTACACGTCTGTCTATTTCGAATACGACAACAAGGACAAGGCAAATCCAATATTCCTGCGGGAAGGTGGCTTTAACCAGTTCCCGTGTATGACCCCCAGGTGGTCTGTCAACGGGTCTGAGGTGTATGGCAGATCCCCGACCATGGATGCGCTAGCCGACATAAAGATGCTGCAGACGATGCAGGAACGCACCATCGAGGCAATTGAGAAAATGGTGGATCCTCCAGTCAATGCACCCGCAGATATGAAGAAAAAGGCTGTTTCTATACTGCCAGGTGCCGTCAACTTCTCCGATATGACCTCCTCAAAAGGTGGCATGAGTGCCGTGTATGAGGTTAGGCCGGACATCAAGGCCATTGAGTACAAAATCGAGCGGGTGCATGAGTCAATCGACCGGACACTGTTCAACGACCTGTTTTTAATGATCGCCAATGAGCGTCAGCGAAACAAGACGGCGACAGAGGTCACGGAGATATCAGACGAGCGTATGAGGCTGCTTGCTCCGGTCATCGAGCGGATATGCCCTGAACTGCTGGACACGGCCATAGACCGTATTTTCGCAATTATGGAAACCAACGGCATGATTCCGCCGCCTCCGGATGAGCTGACCGATCAGGACATTGAAATTGAGTATGTATCCATCCTGGCACAACGGCAGAAACTGGTCAGTATCAACTCAATCAGGCAGTGGATCGCGTTTGTCATGGGTGTTGCAGAAGGCAAGCCGGAGATCATGGACACGATTAATGCCGACGAGGTCAGCGAGGAAGCAGGGGACATCCTGGGCGTACCCCCAAAGGTCATCGCACCCAAGGAGCAGCGCGAAGCAATCCGAAAGAAACGGGAGCAGGAAATTGAACAACTTAAACAGCAGGAGCAGTCGGCACAAATGGCACAGGGAGTCAAAACCCTGTCTGAGACTGACACAGACAGCAACAACGCACTGACACAGATAGCCGGAGCAATGGTCTAAATGGGCACCAAACGATCCGAATACAATGACCCTGAAAAGGTTGCCGAGGCAAAGAAACGAGAAGAAGAGGAGCGACTGCAGCTCCTCCGGGACATCCGGGAGATTCTGGAACTCCGCAGCAAAGGCGGAATCCGGTTCTTCCGGTGGTTGTTCTCGCATAGTTATTTATTCACCCCGTTAATGACGGGCAATTCGCAAACCTTTCACAGAGAGGGCAAACGGGAACTGGCACTGTTTGTCCTTGAACATATTGTCGACTCAGGACCTCAGTTCTTAGCCGACATATTGATTCAATTGCCAGAACTGAAGGAAGAAGAATGACTGTTGAGCCAACGGATACCGTTGCAGTAGATAGTGGTCAGGAAAACACCAACCCCACTCAGCAAGTGGCCCCAGGTGAACAGTCCAAACCCGATGCAGGTGACGCCGCTACGCAAGTAGCAACACCGCAGGAACTCCAAAAACCACCTCATGACGCAGGTAACGACCTGCCTTTTGACCAGGTGGCCGACAATGCGACTGCTGACGAGCAGACAGCACTCGACGGTGCACCGGAACAGTATGAACAGTTCCAGGTCAGGGACGGTTTCAAGGTGTCTGAGGAGGTGATGAATACCGTTATTCCAAAGTTCAAGGAATTGGGACTCTCGCAGGAGAAGGCCCAGACGATGTTTGATTTGTACACCGATCTGCAGGTGATGCAGAACGATGCGATCACAAAACAAACAGATGCAATCCTGAACGACTGGAGAGAGGAAATCATCAGGGATCCTGAACTGGGTGGGGACAATGACGCTATCGAACGCAAGTATACCGAAATTCAAAAGGTAGCAGCAGCACTGGACCCCAATCTCTGGAACGAGCTTGGAGAACTGGGGCTGCATACGAACCCAACCATTATGAAGGCGTTGTACCGTGCATCCAAATCTATTTCAGAGGACACCTTGGTCCGGGATGGAACGACTACGCCAGCCGCAGACAAACCTCCCTGGGATCGGGTGTATTCAAACACCAACGATGATGGGTCGAGTAAGATTGTCAATCAGAAATAGACCGTCATCGATTTGACGGAGGTATATCGTGGCAACAGTTGGAGATGGAGGTGTTTACACCCTTCAAGATTTGATTTCACGTCAGGACCCCAAGGGCTCCCTGGCGAGTATTGTGGATATTCTCGCGGAAAAAAACGAGATGCTTGAGGACATCCCGTGGTTTCCGTCGAACAACAAAACGAGTCATATCCTGACTCAGTCGGCCACTGAGCCCAGCGGTACATGGCGTTTGCTTAACAAAGGGGTCGCCCGGGAAGCCGGAACGGACAAGCAGATCACAGAAGGCACCGGGATGCTTGAAACCATGGCCGCCTGTGACCGGCAGATCGCTCGTTTGTCCGGCGATATCAAGAAGTACCGGTGGCAGAACGACAAGAAGTTCATCCGCGGTTTGAGTAAGTCGATGCAAACCGCGTTCATCTATGGGAATGCCGATAGCGACCCTGAACAGATTACGGGAATCGCACCGAGGTATGATTCGACCTCCGGGACCCATGGGGACAACATCATCGATGCCGGTGAAACCGATTCCGGTGGGATGACTTCAATCTATCTCATCAACTGGGGTGAAGACCAGGTGTTCGGGATTTATCCCGAGGGGTCAAAGGCAGGACTGCAGGTCGAGGATCTGGGTCTGGTTACCCTGGAGGATGGCGATGGGAATGAGTACATGGGTTATAAAACCCATTACGAATGGCATTGCGGATTGGTTGTCGCGAACTGGAAGTATGTTGTCCGAATCGCGAACGTCGATGTTTCTGCACTGACCAAAAATGCTGCATCCGGGTCTGACCTGGTCGACCTGATGACGCAGGCGTTGGAACTGATTGAGGACCTGAATGGAAAACCGGCATTTTACTGCAACCGGACCATCAGATCCGTGCTTCGACGGCAGATCAAAAACTCCAACAACGTGAATATCACGATGGACCAAGTGGCAGGAAAGCGGGTGCTGGCGTTTGATGAGGTCCCCGTGCGGCGAGTGGATAAGATCCTGTCCACAGAAGCCACTGTCTCTTAATCAACCATCAACGGATAAACCACTATACGGAGTTTAAAAATGTCTCTTATCGACAATGAAAACCTGTTTTGCGAAGACCAGGCGATCACTGCTTCGGGTGATACCGACAGCACAAACGTGATCGATGTCCTTGCTGCTGGCAAAGGTGCTGGCAATCTCATTCCCATTGTTGGGAGGGTCACCACGACCTTTACCTCCGGTGGATCGGCCAAACTGCAGATGAAGGTTTATACCGGAACTGCAGCGGATGATGTTTCAACACTCCTGACCCAGTCGGATGCCATTGCGGTTGCGACTTGCGCCCAGGGGTATAAATTTAAAATCCCGGCCCTTCCGAAGTCCGGTGTGCTGCGGTTCCTGAAGATCACCTGGGCAGTCACGGCTGCAAAGATGACCGCAGGAGCAGTGTCTGCATACATCGGCACCCCGGAGGAAACGAACGTCACATAGTGCCGGGTAGAAACCGGGTGCGTATGATTGCGCACCCATACATTCAACGAGGATAAAATGCCAACTTTCAGGTGCACGAAGGAATGCTTTTTTAAATCTCGCATATGGCGACCGGGAGAAATCTACAGAGGGGATAACGAGGGACACAAGTGTTTTGAAGAGCTTGAGGACATCGACCCCCAACTGGGACCCAAACTGGCGCATACAGACCGGCTGAAACTGATTGAGGCGGCAGTGTTGTCAATGGACCAGGCAGATGACAGGAACTGGACTGCCAGGGGCCTGCCTGCTGTTGAGGCTGTGTCAATGCTGACCAAATTTGAAACAACCCGGGTAGAGATTGAAGAAGCAACGTCCATGAGGCGTGACACGAAAAGCTTTTCGGGTTCTGCCCCGAAGGCGCTTTCGGAATTAAACCCGCAGACGGACATTCCTGCTATCCAGTAGTTGGTACAACGAATCCGGTGGCGAGTAGGTGTGTAGATTCCGTCTGGAATCGGCTGAAAACCACCGGGACTAACACACGGGGGTAGTGTGTCCGAAACTGCTGTATCGATATGCAATATGGCCCTGGGGCATTTGGGGGTCAAGGCGTCTGTTGCAAGTTTGACAATTACGTCGAATTCCACCACTGCCGAGAAAAAATGCGAACTGTTCTACGACAATGCGCGAAAGGCGACATTGCGAGCGCATGACTGGGGGTTTGCAGAACGTCGAGCAGAACTCACATCTGTCACTACGTCACCCATCGGCTATACCTATGCGTATGCGTATCCGTCCGACTGCCTGAAGATCCGGGAACTTTACAATCCACTGGTGACATCTCAGCCGATTGACTACGTCATAGTTGCCAACACTGCCAAATCAGGCAAGGAAGTCTGGACAAATGATAGTGACGCCTATGCGATCTATACCCTGGATATTGAGGATGTCAATGCGTTTGATGCTGATTTCATCGAGATGTTCTCATACAAAATCGCGCAGCTTGTCGCAGTGCCGTTGACCGGGTCAAAGAAAACCCGAAAGGAAATGCTCGAAATCTTCCATGTTCTCAAGGAATTGGCAGAGAAAACGGATTCCAGTGAGCAAGAGGTCAATAAGCGTCACACCGGTGACTTCATGGTAGCGAGGACCTGATGCCGCATGATCTGATCCCAGCATTCTCTTCAGGTGAACTCTCCCCGCATATGTACGCCAGGGCTGATCTGGAGGCATATAGATACGGGGCAAAAACCCTGCGCAACATGTTTGTCCACGCCCAGGGTGGCGTATCCAATCGACCGGGAATGTATTATATCGGGGATGCCTTCTATTCTGACAAGGTCTCGCGGCTGTACCGGTTTGAGTTTTCGGTTGTTCAGGCGTACATGCTGGAGTTTGCTGAATATGTGATGCGAGTGTTTAAGGACGGTGCACAGGTGGCCTCAGATGGGGATACGACCATCTCGGGGGCAACCGCTGCCAACCCAGTAGTGATTACCTGTGCAAATCACGGACGAGCGACCGGCGATGTTGTATCCATCTCCGGTGTTGTAGGGATGACGGAGTTGAATGGGAACTCATATCACATCACCGTGGTAGATGCTAATAGCTTCTCTCTGCAGACAGTTGCTGCAACCCCCGCAAATGTTAACGGAACCACATACACGGCATATTCATCGGCAGGCACGATCACCTGGGAGGGTATCTGGACCGATTACGCAGAATCCGACCTGTCTGACCTTGGGTTTGTCCAGTCAGCAGACGTTCTTTATGTCGTCCACAAAGACTTCTGGCCGCATGAAATCAGCAGGACGGGGCATGATGACTGGTCATACGCAGAAATCGAATTCTCCGCGGGCCCGTATGCCCAGAACGGTATCTACACGTTCAATCCGATGGACTATGTCATGACGTTTAACAGTGAGTATTCGACTGCTGTAACCGTCACTGCCCCTGCAGGAGCTGCCCCCTTCACTGCGTCCATGGTGGGCCGAAAATGCGCGTTTGGGTATTTTAACCCGATCCTGCCATCAATTATTCAGTGGAAAATCGGGGAAATTACTGCTTTTACGAGCGCAACAGTGGTCACCGTTGATGTGGCGACATACCGGAATGCTCTGGGGTGCGAGTATATCACCAACTGGGATTTTGCGTATGGCCTAACATA